AATATTACCTAAACAGAAGCCTTCGCCATGGCCAGCGTCAAATATAAACTCTGTAGATTGAATCTTATTCATACTATAATGAGCATCGTAGCTCTTAAGTATATGATTTTTCAGCATGTTTAATACTTGGTCTTCGTTAAACTTATAGTCCATTAAAATACTCCTCTAAATCAGAGTACCCACCAATCCTTTCACCATCTACAGTTATCTGTGGAAAGGTTCTTGCACCAGGAAATTTCTCCCTTAGTTCTGTAAATCCATAGTCTATGTCTAATTGCTTATACACAAACTCAGCTTTATTTCTTTCTGCTAACCCTTTTGCCATATCGCAATAAGGACAGTTATCTTTGCCATAAATCTCTATCATCTTGTTATCCTTTTCTCATAGTCTGCATAGTCTTCGTTCCACCAGTGAGGTTTATCACGATGCTTCCAACTAGCAAAGGTTGCTTTGTCTAAGTGGTAATAATCACGATAACTTTGTATCGGATTATCATAATCTTTTAAATCATCGGGCATTGCCAATCCAAAGGTTGTAAAACCTACACGAGGTAAATTCTTTGGATCAGGTAGTTTATTTACTACTTGCTCAATTGATTTGTGGAGTTTACCATATCTATAATAATATTCATCATTGAGAGCATTTGCATAGCAATGCACCCATTCATGATTATCAAGTGATTCTCTTGCCCAGATAGTGCAAGGATGATTATACATCATTGGTAGGTAGGGGTAGGGACGTTCCTCAAGAGGTAAATGCTTAATCTCGGCTTTTGCCTTATTCATCACTTCTCTTTCCTCTGCATTAAGAGCTCGAGGAACGAACCCTAATAATTCGTCTATCCATATAGTAGTGCATAAGATTTGAGCAGCCTCAAGCGGCATCTTGACAATATGCTTGTCAACATGAAACTGGGCTGCTTTATCTAAATCTTCATCTAAGTAAAATAAATTCATTATGCTATCCAACACTTGTATTGAGGGCACTCTCCATCAGTCTTACTGACTTCAGCACCACAATGGTTACATTCACCAAAGTACCAGATTTCAAATTCTCTAGTCTCTGAGTTGTACATTCTGACTTTTTTTACATGTTGTTCTATATTTTCCATATGTATATTATACTAAATATATAAGCATATGTCAAGAACTATTTTTTGTTACTTAGAGTTTATCTTATCTTTCGCCGTTCCAGCATATAAGCCGAACCATGCTGCACCCGCTCCGACTACAATACTGATTAAACCAGACTGCTCGAATGTTGGTGCTGGAAGTTCCATGAACCATATTGTACACTTATAAAGTAATACAATGTACACAGTAAGGAACATTCTTGGGAAAATTCTCCAAGCGTCTATCATTCCTGATAGCCATATCCATTTCTGCCAAGGGTTCTCTGGCTCTTTATCGTTTTCTAACTCCATGATCTTGGCTTTTAATTCGCCAATTTCCGTAACCATAGCCATAAACTTATTAAGGTCTAGCTCTACTTCGTTACGTGACATATCGCCACTGAATCTTTCATCAGACATTGCCTTTATCCTTCGCTTTTCCGATGTTCAATGCTAACATATCTACAAATTTGTAGAATTTGCCCATCCATTCATCATCCTTTGGTGTCGGTGTTGACGCCGCGATTAAACTAGCAATCGTTACTATTAAAGTAACTAAACCTACTAAATCCATTAACATAATACTTCTCCGCTCTCATAGAGAGCCTTGCCCTAAAATTAGGGACTTCCTTGATAAGATACTATGGAATCGATTTTAATGTCCTCCCATCTTCCCTCATCTACTCGATAACACACTATGGTGTCATTAATTTGTTGGTTCACTTTACTACTCGTAAGTGATTCCATCAAAGTACAAGGAATTGTATACTCCCTGTTTGAGTTCATTGAAACGAATGTAATGTTTACTACATCACGTTTTAATAGTTCTTTTAATTCTGTAAACATCTTTTACCCCTGCTCTAAACGCATCTTTGAGGATTCCTTCCTCTCTGATTAATATTGATTTCTTACTCATTGGTTTAAGCATCCATAGAAAGTCTGCTACTTCTCCGTATGTTGTTCTACTGCCGATAATCTGTCTTCGATATGCTCTAACCAATCTTCTATTTCCTCAAATCGTCCTTGAACTACTGGGTTTTTATCAAAAAATTTAGAGCCTTTATTCATTACTCTAAAATATGCCCAGTCCTCAAAAAATTGTTTTATTTTATTCCACATTGTTCAATGCTTCAGGGTCTGTTACTTTTTCATAATATACTACAACTTCCTTGAGTTCTGTAATATATCTTTTTAATTCTTGCATGTTGTAAGACATTAGTTCGTAGTCTGGTATAGACATTGCTACAAATACTATCTGTCCATGCTCTTTTGTTAATCTTTGGTGGAACTCCTCTATGTTTTTATCACTTACTACATACCACATAGGCTCTTTTAGGTCTATCTCACGTGGTAATACAGGCTGAGTGATCAGTCTGTCCATTGGTTTTGCTGTTACTTCTATCTGTTTAGTCGGAAGTAGACTGCAACTCGACGCCATCATCAAGGCTATCAATGGTACGGCTAATTTCTTCGATTGAGTCAAATACATTTTTTGTTCCTTTGTTTATCTTTGGTTCTAGCAGTCCTGGCTTTGCCGCTGCTAGTTTTGTTAAATTGTGTCTTTTAAAGATGTCTAGGTATCTATTCATCTCTAACTGTGTTGCTTGGGACTTCTGTTGAAGTTCTCCAAGTTGTTTTGTTTGCAGAGCAAAATCGTTCTGCATATTCTTAATTGCTGCTTCTTGAGTAGCAACTGCTCCTTCCAGAGCGGCATTGTTTGCTTGTAGTACTTGATTCTGTTGGTAAAGTGTATAACTACCGAATCCTAATACTAATATAACGCCTATATAAAGTTGGTTCATAACTGTTGTATCCTATAATTTAACCCTTCTGCACCTCGTATTTCTACTAACTCACCATCTTCGGTGATAAATGATACAAAATTAGGTTGCTTTTTAATGAACTTTTTAACTATAAACTCTTGATCGTCTGAATCTCCCCAAGTAGCATTATAGCTAACTTTTAAACTATAGTAGGTAATAAATAGACTTTTTAACCAAAACCAAAAGGCTTTAAGCTTCGTCCATATCTTCTTTAGAATTTCTTTTATTTTGTTCATGTTGTTGTGCTAACTCCGCAGCTTCTTTTATATACTCATCAAGAGTCATTCCTCTTTCTTGAGCATGTGCAGCAGCTTGTAATAGTATTTCTTCGGTAAATTTAAACTTCACTCCAATCTTTTCCTTCAAATAAAAGAGCTTCTGCTTCTCTTCTTCTGATAAGTCCTTCTAATACTTTGCCACCTGCTTTATTCCATCTCTTAATCTGTGCAGGCACGCCATCATAGTCCCCTGAGTTGAGAACTTTCAGCATTGTACTTGCGTTTAAATTGCTTGGACCGAGATTGTATGTCCATGATACGAGTGCATCAAACATGCACTGGTCTATTGAAATTGTGACGGCATCATTAACAGCTTTCTCGTATTCTTCTAGTTCAATTACGAGAAGCTCGTCTGCCTCTGCCTTTGTTATTTTTTGTCCTTCTGTGACTCCTTTTGTGTGACCATATCCGATAGTCAGAACTCCTGCAGCACATCTATATGCCTCGAGTTCAAGTCCTTCAAATTTTTTGATAAGGGATAAACCCTCTATTGATATTTTCATATATTTCCTCTTGTTTAGAATGCAGTTAAAGAGCAAAACTTTCTCCGCACCCGCATTGAGCTGTTGATAATGGTGTATTGAATACAAACTGCTCTTGCAGTCCTTCTATTTCCATATCTATTTCTATTCTTTCGACCATTGATAAGGTCTGTGGATCAACTGCTATACAATCATAGTAAATTGAATCCCCTGTAAAGCTAGGATTGTCTTCGTAATCTAAGTCCCACTTCCAGCCATTACAACCTGCAGGTTTAGTTAAGATACGAACACCCCACACTTTGTGTGAGGCGATTCGCATTTTAATTACATCCAAAGCTTCTGAACTTACTATTACCATAATAACTCCTTCAGCTTGATAGCATACTTATACAATAGGCATCATTGCAAATATACAAGCTAACATTATTCCTGTTAACGCACACATTTCTGCAGCGCTACCGAAATAGTCTAACCTATTGCGTTTATTTATGCTTTGTCTTAATTTAAGAACTATTGTTCTCATATCATCTCCTGTTAGAGAGTATTAGTTAATATCTAATACCTTCCTCGATGAGTTCGGAGTCCTAGACAAAGCGATTGTTAGTAAGCCGTCTGTTAATTCGACACTGTCTACTTTTAAATCCGCATTTAAAATAAACTTTCTCTCGAAAGATTTAAGACTGAGTC